TTAAAGTCCTGTTAAAGGCATGTCAGACGGCAAAGAGCATCCAAACTCAATAAGGTTTGTCTCTAAGTCGCAACCTTTCGGTCCACAATCTGTGGCATACACCGACCAATGGGCAAAGTCCGCATTCGAGGAGTCTTTACGACTTCCCGCAATGGAACCTATGCGTCCGATTTATAATCGGGTGGTTAATGAGTGGCATCGACCTACTTCAGATAAGCAGGTCTTAAAATCGCAAGTATACAAGTACGGCGATGTGCTACCAGAACGCTGCGTAGAGGGTGATTACCTACAAGTTCTTCGGAATGCAATCGAGGAGCTTCGACCTGACGAGAAAATAATACCTTGGACAATGGGGAAGACAAGATTATCTCCACTGTTTCATAAAGGTACGTCACCAGGTCACCCCTGGACAACAAAAGCAGCCAACCCCGGAGGATCATTCTTCCGGACAAAACGCGAGGTCCTAGATACAAAATGGGCGTACGGTACAATCGCACGCACATGGGACTTTATTGGTCGAGGTGTCCCTGGCGTCGGCCTTCCAGCCTGCGCTGCCTTCCATCGAGTGGTGGCTTCACCAATCGAGAAAAGCAAAATAAGGATGGTATGGGGATACCCTGTGGATGTAACAATAGAGGAGATGCGTTTCTTTCTTCCTCTATTTGACAAACTGAAAAGAGGTGCGAATAGGAGAGACCATTACTATGGGTTAGGGCTCGAAACTGCTCTCGGTGGGCAAGAATTTATTCAGCAGATTGCTGAAACAATCCCCGGGACTCGCGTATTTAATGCCGATCTGAGCGAGTTTGACCAACACGTTACCAGCTGGATAATCCGTGATATCTTCACGCTTCTATCAGATTTCTTCGACTTTACAAAGGTCGAGGATTCGGAAGGCAAGATATGGCCGGTAGATCCTAGACAGACACAAAGAAGATGGAATGCTTTAGTTTCATACTTTCTGAAGACCAAGATCCGACTACCATCGGGCGGTACTGTTCAGAAGTTTCAAGGCGTCCCCTCTGGTTCGGCTTTCACGAACCTAATTGACACTATTGTCAACTGTGTCCAGATGAGAACCGTCTCTTATAGACAGGGGCTCACAATTTTCAAGGATTACTACTATGGTGATGATTCGACAATCATCTTTCTATCACCATGCCAAATCGATACACAAGCCTTTTCCGATGAACTAAAAGCCACATTTGGAGGGATTTTACATCCCGAGAAATGTGAGTTACATGATGGATCGACTGAAGGTGCGGTTCACTGGCTCGGTTATCGCTGGGGCCACGGTACACCATACCGGGAACCAGAATTTCTTGTTGCGTCATTGCTGTACCCGGAAAGGGAGGTGGAAAGTCCGTTGGATAGTGCATCTCGGCTAGTAGGCCAGATCTATTCAACATTCGATGCCCACAAAGCCATGTTTTTTTATTGGCCACTGATGAAACTTTTATCAGACTACAATCTGGAAAAGACTGAAGTGGTTGATTACATGAGGTTTCGTGGTCTTAAAAGATTCAAGTACTTTGTCACATTAGGCTGGGATCTTTACCAAATCTCTTTTCCCGAGGCACGACCTGATTATAGTCAGGCGAGCCCGATTTTTAGAATCGACAGCGTTGAAGCTCGTCATCCAAGTCGTCGGCGCGGTCAAGTCCAACCGCTAGCCCAGATAGTCTCTGGCGACTTAGCATTCTTACCCGAACATCTAGTACAATCATACTGCGATGTGAATAGCAACAGTCTTAACATCTTATCTCAATCTTCCGTTCCCCACGGACATGTACTGTTCCCATTTGTAGAAGCGCCTTTTTAATGGGAAGGTTCTACTTTCACACTAGATGACAAAATCGATCTACCACAAATAGACGTCCCTGTTCCGGG